ATTATGCGAAGCCTTGGATCAGAAGGCCCGCCGCGAGGCCCAACAAAATGCCAGCAACAAGGCCCGTCCAGAACCCCGCCAGCAAGTGAACGAAAAACACCGGCCTAGCTCGTCGTCGAGCCGGCTCGACCCTGTTCGGCGAGCTGCTTGGAGTGTGTCGCTCGCGGTACCAATCCCTGTCTTGCATGCCCATGGCGGCCTCCTGAAATAAACGAGCCTACCTGACAGCAATGCCAGAAACAAAAAAGCGCCCGGTGTGGGCGCTGGTCTTGTTGGGAGGTATCTGGCGGACGGTGGACGCTGCCGGCCCGTTCGGCCGACGTGGCAAGCCACGGCGGGCCTCAGGGGCCGGGTTTGATGGCGGTTATCGTCTGCTGGGGAACCTTGCCCCAGTTGTCCAGGGGCCATGCGCGGGCGACGTATTCGACGCCGTTCTTGCTGATAAGGATGCCGTAGTCGTGGCGCTCGATGGACCACCCAAGACTGGCTACATCCTTGCGTGTCATGCGCTCCTTGAGACGGTAGCTCTCATCGACGAAATCAAGGCGAAACTCGAAAGCGGCCTGCCCTGGCTCTGGATTCAAGCGATCCATGACGCCAGAGAGGCGAAGCTGGTACTTGAGCGCGAACTTGTCGAGGTAATCGATGGGCTTGCGCTCGGGGGGCTCCTTGGAAGCCTCCGAAGGCGCTTCATTGGGCTTTTCTGTCTTGGTGGCTGCCTCGACTGCTTTCGGCGCGCTGCCGGCCTCCTGGGGCTGTTCATGGACGGTTTCGGGCTTGGCTTCCGCCTCCTCAGGCGAGAAGAAACCGACGATGGTATAGAGCGACCAGGCCAGCACGCCCGCGAAGCCCAGTGCGTACATCTTGTGCTTCGTCTGGAACACGGAGAAGCGACCATCCTTGTAGTTATCGAGGTTAGTCGTGGTCGCGCGCACGGAGTCATAGAAGCCGAAGAACGCCTTGTTGTAGGGCTTCTTTCCCTCGCTCATCTTGCGGTACTTGTTGCGGCCAACGTTGGTGAAGCTGGCCCAGTGGAAATGATCATCCTTGCCCTGCATATCCAGCTTGGTAAACCGCGTATAGCGCTGAAGGCGCTTGCGCCAGGTGGCATGCAGTTCGGCCAGGTCCTGACCCATCACGAGAACGTCGATGCCCAGATGACGATGCTCGGTGATGAACTTCGACCACTCGGCCGGCAACGGCTGGCGGTCCGGAGGCCAAAACTGATTGATCTCGTCCCAGATCCACAGGCAGTCCGGAACCTGGCGCTTGATAAATTCAGCCTTGATCCAGCGGACTTTTTGGTCCTCGTCGAGCTCGATCGGGGGGACCAGGCAGACAAGCAGACGCTCAACGGTCGGAAGCGGAATAGACAGATGCTCGCTGATGGCCTTGTGATTGATGCCGTGGATGTTGGTGATGATGGTTCGACCGGCGTTGAGCGAGTCGAGTATGTGCTGCATAGCGTCAAGGCTTTTGCCAGAGCCTGGCATGCCTTCATTGCCGAAGATCATGGTCTACTCCCCTGCCCTTACCACTGGCCAAGCGTGATGGCTTTGCGGGTGAGCCGGAACAGCACACCGGCACCGATGATGGAGAAGGCTGCCGGTACCCCGAAAAAGCCCACCAGGTATTGCACGTCGCCATTGAGGCCGCTGATGGCGGTTTGCAGCAGACCGCCACCGGCGAGAAAGCCCGGGACGGGGATCAGAGCGAGCAGATAGATAACGCCATCCAAGAAGCCGCCCAGGACTACGGTTGGCAGATCGGTGATCAGCTCAAAAAGGTCCTTGAGCATGCCCAGGAACCACTCGAAGACGCGACCGAACCACTTAAACAGCGCTGCAAACCAACTAACAATGGTCTGAATAATCGCCTGCATATATCACCTCACAAGAGCGCTATTCGGATGGCTGCATACACGGCAACCATGTAAATGACTGCCCTGATCCAAGGGCCATACTGGGTAAACCAGGGCTGACACAAGTAGTCGAAAACAAGGTTTATATTGGTAGAAAAATCGCCTATTTCGAGCTGATGGTTAAATGTCCAAACAGGGCAAGCGCCACCAGCGGTAACCTCAAATAAGTTACCGACAGCCTGAATTATTGGAATGCTAGAGACGCGATCAACATACGAATCTAAGTGATCTTCCTTAGTTTCCTCGGTCGGCTGGTATTGATCCTCATAGGCGGGACCATCACAGGAAAAACCGGAACATGGAGCAGGAGCAACCTGCTCTTCCTCTTTGTCTTCCTCTGGGGGTATATCCTCTTCGGTGACTTCGGGGGTTTCAGTTTCTGTGGAAGTTTCGGAAGAACCGTCAGTGCCAGTCTTCGTTGTGGTGACGGTCTTTGAGTAGTCGTAGTAGTTAGGGCCGAATTTAATAATGTTGTAAGTTGTGCTTTGAGTTGTAGTTGTTTGCTGGGTAACACCGTTGGCGTCCGTGTAGGTGCTAGTGGTGGTCTTGCTGGGGCCGGCAACAGAAGATGCCCCCTTGAGCTGCCTTCCTTCGGCCTGCATATCCTCAAAGCACCTGCCGGGGCTGGGAGAGGCGGAACAAACATCCTTTAAAAGCCCCTGCAACCATGCAGAATTCTGGGCATTAGCGAATGCCTCCATTAAAGAAAAGTCGGGATCAGATAAGGGAGCATTAGCAAGTTTGACACAGCCTCGCAAAGATTCAGAGTAAACAGACGGTGCAGTGCACTCACCATGCCTGAATATCTCCTGAGCCCAAACATCAGGCGTAGGTGTGTCGGAACGAGTTACTGTGTAATTCACGACTCCAGACGCACCGGTAGTGGTGAAACCTTGTACGGAATAAACGGTTGACGAGGTACTGCGAGCGGTCGCGGTAAATGATGAAAGAGCAGAGGGGGTGGCAAAACGCCTTGTATTGTATTCGGTATCAGTGGCCTTGCAATTTGTAGCAACAGGCTGGCCGCACCACCAGAGAGTAGAAAGAGGTTCTAAGTTTTCCTTCTTCTTAACTAGCTGGCCGTTTTCGTCAATAAAAGCGCCGATATGATCAAGCATCATATCTATGGCAATGGAGGTGCCAATACCGATGGCGCCACCTTTGCCAATTTTACCTATCCAGTTCTTTGCCTGATTCCAAGTGCGCTGCTTAACGAATGGCACATCGGATTTAACAGGCATTTTTGTGCCCTTGGAGTTGGAGGAATTGTCGCCGGGGATATAATCGACGCCCTCCATCTCTATGTTGTAAGTGGTGGCGGTTGTAGTGGTAGGAACGCCGCCGGTGCCGACTTGCTGGGCCGTGGGAAGGTTGGGCGGATAACGGCGAGTAGCGGCATCAGCAGAACCTACGAAGATTGCAAGGCATAGCAAACAACACCGCCAGCTATAGCGCCCGAAAATGCGGCCAGTACCATCCATAACATATAGCCCTCAAGGCGCCCGTGAGGGCGCGGCAGATTAGTCTTCGTGTTTGTTGTCGCGGTCGTATGGGTCGTAACCGAACATGCCGGCAACCTTATCGACGGCCCACATGGTGAAGTTGGGGGCCAACTTGACGACGCCCAGGGCGACGATTGCAGCAACTGCACCGGCTGACGCGACCTCGGCGAGCATTGCGGAGAAATCCATGGCGAAACCTCCAAAAAGAAAGGCCCCCGAATTGGGGGCCTACTGTCCCCGCAGGGATGCCCGAATTAACGGAACATGCCGGCGACTTTGTTGACAGCCCACTTGGCGAAGCCAGGGGCGATCTTGACGGCACCCATCGCGACTATGGCAGCGACAGCGCCGGTGGCCACCGGAACGGCGATCATGGCGCTGTAGTCGATGGATTCAGCAGCCATAGCCGGAACAGCGACGGCGGTGATGGCCAGGGCGTAGACGGAGCGTTGCAGCAGTTGGGTCATGGTTTTCATAGGTCAGAGTTCCTCTCTGTCGTGGTCGAAGAAGCCTGCAACTCGTCCGACGAGGTGAGCGATGGCCCAGGGGCCAACAACCACGCCGAAGAAACAGGCAAAGGCAGCGCCCAGCTGCGTCGCGTCAGGCATTGCGAACAGCTGTGCGATGGTCACCGACCCCGCCCAATCGGCCGGGGTGATGAGTACATACCCGGTGCATTCGCCGGTGAACTCGCCAGCGGCAACCAGGGCGCCGGTGGCTTGATCAAGGTGGACACACAGGGGAAGAGGCATCAGCGCAGCACCTCAGGGATGCGGCCGCGGCTAATGCCTCGGGTGATGAGTTCGGAGAGCGCCAAAGCAAGCTCGGGGGTCAAAACATCGGCCGAGCCGGATGCGGAGCAATCCGGGCAGAAGTGCTGTTCCTGGGCGGTCTGGACGTGCAGGACGCCCATTTCGCGGGAGCAACCGTTGCAGATGATTCGACCCTGGAAGATCACGGCGGCGCCCTCCCCTTAGGCAACAGCCGAAGGCTTAGCAGCAGCGACAGGACGAACGCCGCAGATGCGGTTGCGCTGCATGTTCCGGGGATCGGGCTCGAAGTCGAAGTTAACAGCGGTCAGAGGCTCGATGGTCTGGAATTGCTTCATGCAGGCCTCGCTGATGGGCATCTGCTGAGGCTCCAAGCCGCAGGAAAACTGGCGGTCAGGGCGCTGGTTCTGGGATGCGTCCTGGGCGAAATGAACGACCAAAATGTCGTACTTGTTGTTGGTCTTTTTCGAGGTGCCGGCATCGCGGGTAACGCCGAGGTAGGTGTAGGGCATGATTTGCTCCAGATCAGTAGTGGCGCGGGTTAGAAGCCGAACGCATCGCCAACATACGGCGTGCCTTTAGCTTGGTAGTCGAGGCGATACCGGTAGGGATCGACCCGATTTTCGTCAGCTTGCAGGCGTGCCAAATTGGCTTCGATCTGGGCGACCTGCTGCTGTAGAACGGGGTTGATGAACGCCCTCGCCTGCTGCTGCTGAGCGAGACGGCGGCGGTCGGATTCGGTCAGGCGAGCGCCCTGGAAGCTGACGGTTCTCATGCGGCCACCGCGTGCAGATGGCCGACCGGGCGGCGGTACCAGACAGGAACAGGAAGCGCGTAGGTCTTCTCGATCTCGCGGGCCTGACGGACGATCACAGGGGCAAAGCGACTGGTGTCGCAGGCATTGCGGATGTTGATACCGATGCGGTTAAGACGGGCTGCGTGCTCTTGGACGGCGGACTTGTTGAAGTCGAACTTCTGACCGTGCATCCACTGAATGGCATACATCGCAGTCGTGTTTGCTGCGCGGGTGGTATTCACAATTTTTTCGAGCAGAAGCTGCTCAGAAATGCTCACGATATCCATTGCAGTCACCTTCAAACGTTCGTCTATCGCCAGAAATTCGCCGTGAAGTTCAGTGAGCCGGCGTTCATCAAAGAGGCCCCAAAAACGGAGGTTTTCGCGCTGGAGGAATTCGGCTTTCAGCTCCTGTTCCATCCGAACAACGCCATGCTCGGCGCAGTAGTCCCGAACCTGCTGCGCGTAGCTGGCCTCGGGTGAGTCATCGCCAAACAGGCGCTTGGCCCGTGGCAAAAGATGCAGGTCGATTTCATAGGCCTTGTCGTAGGACTTGCGGTACTGGAGGCGGCAACCGCCCTTCTCGGTCCGCCAATCGACGGTGCGACCGTTTGGAAACAGGTTCCCGATGGAGTGGCCAATGCGCTGCGAGGAAACGGCACGCAAGTAAGCCAATACGTTGCCCTCACCCACCGCGACATTGGTGGTCAGGTCTATGCGCTCGATGCAGGCGCCATCAGAAAGCCAGTCACCAGCGCGGGCACCTGAGGCGCCATCGCGGAGCATACGAACGGTGCAGCGGGTGAAGCCCGGCAGGCCGTACTCAGCAAGGATGCGGTTATAGACGCTGATGCACTGCTCAACGTGCTCATAGCCGAAAAGGTTGTCGAGGCGGTCTATACGGCTCGGGTTGCCCTCTACCCTCACCTTGCGCCCCTGGACGTGAATCGTGATCGAGGTAGAAAAAGAACCCTCATGCTTGAAGCGGGGCTGGCGCTCGCTGATTTTCTCGCCGGTGATGGCATCAACGGTAATCGTGAACACGTCGCAGACGACCGGAAGGTCGTGGGGGTGTTCCTGTGAAACCGTGAGCCAGTCGATGAACATACTGAGTTTCTAAGAAATGAGAATTGCCGCAGAAGTTAGGTTCTTAGATTCTCAATGTCAAGGGGCTTAGAAAAAAAGCCTAGAATGCGAGCGCAAACAAACAAGAGGCGACAGCTCAATGCCCACAAAGCACATTGACGACGAGACATGGCGCAAGGTCGAAAAGGAGGCCGTGAAAGCGACCATTGCGACAAAGAAGTCGATCAAAGAGACAGAAATGCTTAAGTGGTTGATTCTTAAGGGATTAGAGGAAATCACCGAAGAAGACTTCGAAAGGATGGCGAAGCCCAAGAGGTAGGAGCAACCCCGGGAATCCGGGGTAAAGTGGGGGTGTAACAGCACCCCCACCGGTCGGCGCCGGCCGAAACGACGCCAAAAGCTCTACGCAGAGCCGACATTGCGTCGGCTAGCTTCGAACAGGGGGTGAACCCCTGCGGCCTTCCAGGCCTACCCCAGGGACGTGCGGGTCTGCCTTAGAAGCTCTGCGCTCTTCCGCCTTCGCTCCAGGTGCTCGAGCAGGGCTGCCGCCCTGCGCCTTCCGGCTACCCGTTCCCCTGGCGGGGAATGTTCCGCCATTCGCTACACATGCCCGCTTCGCGGGGAGTAATCAGGAAGGGGGTCGGTCGAGGGCGGCGCGGGGATTAACCGTTACGTTACAAATAAGCCGACGAACGGTCGCATTTATCGTTACGTTACGGTAGCCTATTTATCGTTACGTAACTATAATTACTCCATAGCGCAACGCAATGGAGCTGAGCCATGAGAGACCCCGCAGAAATCTACAACATGCAAGACCTGGAACTTAACGGCTCGCGCGCTACCGCGCTGCTGATGGCTATCGGGTCATGCAGAAATCTAGGCGAATGGAACGAACTTACACAGCGTGCATATTGGCTGTTGGCGGCATTCTGGAACGGGAACCAGGTGAGCTATGCAAACTG